TTGACAAGTATTATGAATGTGATATAATCCCATACATAATAACAACGAAAGGATAACAGATGAAGATAATATATAACAACATAACATACACAATACCTAAACCATTCGACCAATGTAACTTTGGTATCAATCCAACTAAAGAACTAAGGATCATGAATAGATTCAACGAACCGGGCGCCGTGCTATCAGCTAAGCTACCTGCATTCGCTGTCGCTATCTACGATACAATCATAGGTTGTGAAGCAGTCGAGGACTATAAGACTATGCAACGTGGACTAACATGGTTTCAAAAGAATTTTACTAACGAATACTATGCACTGTTAGATTAATGTTTGTCATCGGTGCGACCCTAACGGGCCGCACCATCCCACTACATTAGAACCATTCTAAAGTGCGCAACTACAGGTTGTGGCGCCCCTTCGGGCAAGTAGGACCCAGATCAATCTCGATGTAAGAAAAAACAACTAACCCCCTACACCCCCTTTTTTACTATAGGGGTCCCAATAGTTTGTATGTATTGCTTGATTTAGATATAGATAGCCGTTAAAATCGTTTTAAGGAGAGAAACAGAATCTTAAAAAATTCTGCGCAAAATTATATGGAATTAAAAAAAAACACTTACTACTCTAACATTATTTTAAAAAAGACTGACGAAGAAAAAAGACAACTAGCAATTGTTAATTGGAAAAGATTATCCGATGAAAAAATTTATATGAAAGCTAAGTTTGATGCTATGTATAATAAACACAATTCTAAAAAAAAACAAAATCCTCCTAAATTTGGAACAAACTCTATAGCCTATAATTGTTATGTTAAATTTCCTGAATTTTTAAATGCTTGGGAAGTACATAAAAAAAAACATGGTGGAATGTATTGTGCTATAACAGGAGAAAAAATGACCCACATTGGAGCCAATCATCCAGATGGTAAAAAATTTAATAGGAACTGGAATAATATTAGTGCAGATCGTTTAGATCCTATGAAACCATATACTGTACAAAATATAATTTTTGTAACCTGGAGAGTAAATAAACAAAAAAATGATTTTCCTCTACAACATATGAAAAAATTATTACAATTATACAATGACAGATTTATTAATTTAAAACCAATCTAATGGATAAAGAAAAAATAGATAAACTACCACCTGACGTTAAAAAACAATTTATGAAGTTAGCTATTAAGCTGGGTGAAAAAAAGAAACAAACAAAAATACAAAACGATTTTATGACTTTTGTAAAACACGTTTGGCCCGAATTTATAGAAGGTAGACATCATAAAAAAATAGCAGAGAAATTTAACGATTTGGCAAATGGCAAAATTAAAAGATTAATTATTAACATGCCACCAAGACATACTAAATCTGAATTTGGTTCTTTTCTACTTCCTGCTTGGATGGTGGGCCGTAAACCTAATTTAAAAATTATCCAATCAACCCACACAACTGAACTCGCGATCCGATTTGGTCGTAAGGCTAAGACCCTTATGGATTCGCCGGAGTACAAAGAATGTTTTCCGACTCGTTTAAGAGAGGACAGTCAAGCCGCGGGTAAATGGGAGACTGAACAAGGTGGTGAATATTATGCAGCGGGTGTCGGATCTGCAATCACGGGCCGTGGAGCGGACTTACTTATTATTGATGATCCTCACTCGGAGCAAGATGCACTTAATATGTCTTCGATGGAACGTGCTTATGAATGGTATACATCAGGTCCAAGACAACGTCTACAACCGGGCGGAGCCATTGTCTTGATTATGACTAGATGGAATATGAAAGACTTAACTGGAATGTTACTTAAAGCACAACAAAAAGAATTAAAGTCTGATAAATGGGAACTGATAGAATTTCCAGCGATACTACCATCTGGTAAAGCTGTTTGGCCGGAGTATTGGAAACTAGAAGAATTAGAAGGTGTCAAAGCATCACTTAGTATTGGAAAGTGGAACGCGCAATGGATGCAAAATCCTACCGCAGAGGAAGGAGCACTTCTTAAAAGAGAATGGTGGAAGACTTGGGAAAAAGATCATATGCCTCCTTTAGAACATATCATTCAATCTTATGATACTGCATTCCTTAAAAAAGAATCTGCCGACTATTCTGCAATTACTACTTGGGGTGTATTTAGGCCAGATGCAGATAGCCCACCTAATTTAATACTATTAGATGCAATCAAAGAACGATTAGAGTTTCCAGAGCTTAGAAAAAAAGCTATGGAACAGTATAAGTATTGGAAACCGGAGACAGTTATAATCGAGTCTAAAGCATCTGGATTACCCTTAACTTATGAGTTGCGTAAAATGGGGATACCTGTTATAAACTTCACTCCTAGCAGAGGTAATGATAAACATGCTAGAGTAAACGCCGTCTCACCGATTTTCGAATCAGGTTTGATTTGGGCGCCGGATTTTAAATTCGCAGAAGAAGTAATTGAAGAATGTGCATCTTTTCCTTATGGTGATCATGATGATTTGGTGGATAGTACAACACAGGCGGTAATGCGTTTCAGACAGGGAGGTTTTATAACTCACCCGGAAGATGAAAAAGAGGAAAGCATTCCTGGCCGAGTAATGGAATATTATTAAGATGGATATAAATAATTTAACTAACGTATATAATCAAAACCCTACTCTACAAAAAGAGTATAGTTTAAATGAATATTTAAATTTGTTTAATCAAAGTACCGGAGTAACACCTACACCTACTCCAACTCCAACTCCAACTCCAACACCAACTCCTACTGATCAAGGAATTATTGGAGTAGATTTAAATCAAATGGATAGAAATAATGATCAAGGTGGACTAAAAGCTCTTGCACCAGGTTTAGGATACACATCTTCTTATGCACAAGACGATAAAATTCAAGGACCACAAACTAAAGATGAAACAGATTATTATTTAGATGACATTGGTGAAGGAACAATCGACGACGATGATTTAAGTCTTGGTCTTTCACTCAAAGAAGGAATTTATAATGTAGGAAGATTATTTGATAAATTACCCACACCTTTTAACCTAGCTAAAAAAGGAATAAAAGCAGCTAAAGATTATCAAAAGAAAATAGCTGATCAAAAAATAGCTGATAAAATAATAGCTGATAAAATAATAGCTGATAAAATAATAGCTGATAAAAAAATAGCTGATCAATTAAAAATTAAATTAGCAAAAGATAAAATAATAGCTGACCAATTAAAAATTAAAAAAAACCTAGAAGCAAAACAAGCAAGAGAAGATGAACTAGCAAGAAGACAAGCAATTGCAGATGCACAAAAAGCTAAAGGTCAAACTACAAGTGGAGGTGGTGGTAATTACAGATCAGATAGAGACCATAGTGGAAGTGGTGGTTATGGTGGCAGTAGCCGAAGCTCTAGAGAAAATAGAAGTTCTGACCTAGGTTTCAGTGACATAAGATTAAAAGATAATATTGAATTAGTTGGAAAATCTCCATCCGATATTAACATTTACAACTTTACATATTTAAATGATTCTACAGTTTATGAAGGAGTTATGGCTCAAGAAGTTCCATGGGCTTCTGTTAAACATGATAGTGGATATTTAATGGTAGACTACAGTAAAGTAGATGTACAATTTAAAAAAAAAAATAACCGACTGCCCGTTGAGATTGAAAATAAACTAATTTAATGGCCGGACTATTTGAAAGTATAATAGATAATTTAGGTAAAACAAAAATTAGAGCACAAGGCTCTGGTAGCCAATCCGGTAAAACAGGATTTATAAGTACAGGAGATACATCAGCAATTCAACTTCCTAAAGGTATTACTTCAGATTCACAAAAAATAGATATCACAGCTAATGTAACCGCTCCTGTAACAGACAAGTTTAGTATTTTAGGAGACGTTCAATATAACAAATTTAGAGATAAGATTGAAAAAGGAGATCAAGAACTTTTTCTCCAAGACGCACCGAGCAATATAGATCGAAAAGTTGGAATAGGTTATAATGAAGGTGGTGAAGGTTTTAGTGGTTATGCTAAATATGGCATTGATAATGAAAAACCAGAGTATTTTGTTCAATACAAAAAATCATTCGCGGACGGTGGATCTACACAAACTAACAAAACAAATTTAACAGAAGAAACATTTGTAAAGTTAAGAATTCAAAAGAAAAATTTAAATCATAAAGAATTTGCTGATTATTTAAATAATCAAACAGAATATTATCCGGATCCTAAACAAGCAGATAAATTTACTAATGTTAGTGTTGGTAGGAGATATGACGTAGCTAAGTCAAAAGGAAAATTTCCATTAAATTTTATAATTAAAGGATCTATACAAGATAGAACTTTAACTCCTGAAAAGTACAAATCTGTTATAGGAGAAAAAGACTATTTAAAGTTAAAAGATAATCCTACAAAATTAAAAAATCGTTATGAGTTTGAATTAAAAAAAGCTAACGATCCTAATTTTCTTAAAATAAGAGCAGAAAGAAATTTAGCAAAAACAAAAGCTATGAGCCCACTAGAATATGAAGAAAAAATTCTTGAACCCGCAAGAAAGCGTAATCAAAAAGTAAGAGGAGACTCACCTAAATTTACAGTTAATAGAAGAGATGCAAAATCCATGGCATGGAAAGACTTAGTTAGTAGATCCTATGAAACAGCAAATAGAGATCCATATTTTACATTTGAAACTCCTGTAAAACCAAAAAAAAAATATAATACAGAAGACATGAAAAAAATTGTTTTAAAAGATAGCAAAGGAAACAAATTTACATACGATACTTTGTTTGAGGATGTAAAAAAAATAGCAGGTGAAACTGAATTTAAAAATTTTAAAAATACTTACGAGCAAAGAGTTTTTTTAAATAAAGAGGGAATAACAACTGAATTAAATAAACTATATAAAATAACACCAGGACAAAGAAAAAGTGTTTTTAATATTCAACACATAGAAGGTTTTAATAAAAATCCATTTAAAGTTCATATGACTTTTGGAAATCAAAATTTAAATGAAGCATATTCAAGAAAAAGTTTTACTTCGGACTTTGGAAAAGCAGATACTTATTCTAAAAAGAAAACCGCAATTAATAAATACTATAAATCTTTAGGACCAGATATTGTTGCACAAATTGGAAAACAACCTAGAGGCACCGCTAAACCTTTAATAGAACTTTTAAACAAAGCAAAAATAAATTTACAACCAGATATTAAAGCAAGAGCAGTATCCCTTGGTTCATTTCCATCTCAATTAGCAGAAGCACCACAAATGTCAAAGTCAGCTATTAAAACTGCAGCTAAATCTGTTGGTAAAGTTTTAGGAGTAGCAGCATTACCTTTAGAAGCATATTTTATGAAACAAATGTATGATGAAGGTAAAACAATGACAGAAATTTTATCTAGTCCCTTAATGTTGGAATCAGTTGTGGGAGATGCTCAAGATTTATTAAAAATGAACTCTCTTGAAAGACAGGCTGTTACAAATGAAAGAATTGCAACAGACGAATCTTTATTAGATACAGATTTTTCTCAACCTTATAAAAAAGGACTACAGGCTGTAGATACAGAAATGGTAAAAGACAGAGTAGCTCAAGAAAGAGCAGCCGAAGAGGCTAAAAGAAAAGCCGATAGAAACCAACCAAAACCCAGCTTTACATTACCTATTAACTACGGTATAAGTTCGTTCGACGACCAGGTGTGAACTAATTAACAGGAAAGAGATATGGCTGAAATAGACGATACATTACCCAAAGAAACTATAAGTGACGAAGCTTTTGTAGAGCAAGAAATTCAAATTCCAAATGAAGAACTAGAAACATCCTCTGAAGATGTAAATGTTACTATGGATGAAGATGGTGGTGCTGAAATAGATTTTGCTCCAGGAGCAGGAGAAGCATTAGAGTCTGATGAACATTTTTCTAATTTAGCAGAAATTATAGACGAACAATATTTAGATGAACTAGGTTCAACTCTTTACGATCAATATACAGAGTACAAAGAATCTCGTG